GCAAATTTAAGTTATGCAGATTTAAGTTATGCAGATTTAAGTTGTGCAAATTTAAGAGTTGCAAATTTAAGTTATGCAGATTTAAGTTATGCAAATTTAAGAGGTGCAAATTTAAGTGGTGCAAATTTAAATTGGGTAAACTGGCAACATGTAGAAGGCTTAACAGTTATCTGCGTACAAGTAGATACAACTAGAAAAAACAATCAAATAACATATATCAAAGAATTAGATATATGGATAACAGGTTGTTTCCAAGGAACATTAGATGAGCTTAAAGCGTCTGTTGAACAAACGCATAAAGATAATGAAAAGCTTAGAAAGAGATATTACAGAGTGATTGATTTTATTTTGAAAGAGGTGGCGGAATAATGTGCGAATTTTGTACTAGTGATAACACAAAGCTAGAACTTGAGTGCGTAGGCGATTATGCACATGTGAAACTGGAAAGTTGTATTAACTTTTTAGGGGATTCTGTGCATTGTTTAGCAGTTGAAGAAGCGGAAGGTTATCCCAGATTTTACACAGAAATCCATATAAAATATTGCCCAATGTGCGGAAGGAGTTTGGGATAAATGACTAAAACGCACGAATTAAAAATAGCACCAGAAGACGAATGTTATACGGAAATGAACCTTGATAGAACAGCAATAGAAGAGTTAGGAAAACATTTTGCAAAAGGGTTCGAAGTTGGTTTTGAAAATATAGTTATAGGATACACGCAGGAAGAAATAGATAAAATGGTGAATGCTTTGAAGAAGGAGGAGGACGAATGACAAACTATTACAGCATTGAAAAAGGTACAAAAGCATATGAGTATTTAGACAAGACATACAATCAAGATACAGACGCCTTTTTGAATGAAGTTACTGAATTGTTAGGATTTGAAGCAAGAGGACATATAGCTATTAACAGAACGCCTTTAATTATTGCTAAAAATTCACTTAAAGAGCTTAAGCCAGAGTGGGTGCCGAAGTTCAAAAAATATAAAAGCGATTGGATGACTCCAAAAACGTCATTCAAGGAGCTAATCAATGCATATGAAGAACTTCGACAAAAATACAACATGGATATGACATTCAGAAACTTTAATATAAATAACGCTTTAGCAGGTAAAACAGAAGTTATCTATGACTTTGATAACTCAGGGTTCGTTTATTTTGAATCTGATCGAAAAATATTAAAAGAGGATTTTAAAGAAATAACGGATATTGATTATATTAAAAGAAATTTAGAATGTGCAATTTGGAAGAAAGAGAGGGAAAACGAATGATGAATCGTGTAGTGTTTGTAGAAAAAAAGGCAGATAATATCTGCCTCAATTACCAAACACGGTTGATATAATAATTTTACTGACTAATTCAGCTATTTTTGGATATTTTCCTACTAATTTGTCAAATCGGTTAAGAAAACCAGGTTTAATATCTTCTGTCTCAAGAGTCTTTATTAACTCTGTTCCTTCTTTTTTGTCAGTAGGGTCTTCAATACTTTCAACAAGTGGCTTTAAGTCTTCGATAGTAATATTGGAGAAGTAATTTGTAACAGAGTTATTATCGCCAAATGAAGAACCATAAACATTGTTGATATTGAATTGATGTGTAGGCATTACTATTGATTCATCTCCTTTTTCAATGAAATTTCGACCGTTACGAGTGACAAACGCTGATGGGTGTAAAGCAAATCCTCCGTTCATATATGGAATAATTAGCTTTTGTTTCTGTGATTTATATGACAGATAACCTTGATATTCACAATCATTTAATAAATCCATCAAATCACTTCTTGATAATTCAGGAAAAGAATTATCTTCGTGAAAATGTTTATCTCGTATTTCAGTTAACACTTTTTTGATTTGACCATCATAGTTTGGTGTAATCATATTTCTAATCATCCTTTTTACGTTAAGTATCTCACAACAGGTTATTATGTGTAAAGTTAAAAAGTTTTTAGAAGTAGTAATAAAAAAACAGGAGGTATGAAAAAATGACAAAACAAATCATCATTAACGAAGCAAACAGTTTGCTTCACAGAAAAAGCAAAGAATTGAGTAGATCAATCATTAAAACACCAAAAGACCTAGAAAGATTCGCGATTGGTTTGGATAAATTATCGCAAGATATGTGGGACTATAAAAATGAATTGGAGGCGATTAAATGAGTATTTTTGTTGGTGATAAAGTAGAGGTGCAGGATAGAACTGGTGTAGTTGAATTATGTGTCGACGGAGAGCAGTTTCATGTTCTGATTAATAATAATGGTTTGCTTACTGTTGAAGATGAAGACGGATTTTCATCCTTTAACATACCAGCAACTCAAGTGAAAAAAGTGAAAGTGGACAGTGATGTTAAATTAATAAATGAGCTATATGAACAATCAGATGCAGTAAGTTTTAGTATATATAATGCAGATATAGATAAAGCTAATTTGTTTGTATCTAATGTAAATAAGCCACAATTTGACGAAAGAAACAATGTGAAGTGGTATTCTGCATCAAAAGATAAAATAACCGCAACAGCATTTTTGAAAGGGGATGATTAAAATGTCAACATTATATTCAATTCAAGGGAAATATCAACAGTTGTTAAATCTAGCGGAGCAGCTTGATCCGGAACTATTAAAAGATACACTTGAAAGCATTGATGATGAATTAGAAACGAAAGCTGAAAACGTAGCATTTGTTATTAAAGAGCTAGAAGGTCAATCACTTGTTTTAGAAACGGAAATCAAGCGATTGTCGGAACGTAAAACAACAATCAACAACAATATCAAACGATTAAAACAATCCCTACAGGACGCGATGGAAACTGCCAACAAGCCTAAAATCAGAACGAATCTATTTACATTAGGAATCAGAAAAAGCCCCCCTAGTGTAGCTGTAGAAGACGAGAGCAAACTGATTGCCTACTTGGTTGAGCAACCGAAAAAATTAGATAAAACAAGATTAAAAGATGATCTTAAAAAAGGTATTGATGTGCCTGGAGCAACACTCATTCAAACGGAACATTTACGTATCAGTTAAAAATAGGGAGGGATTTCATTGTTAGAAATAAAAAGCGCATCAACTTTGCAAGATGTAAATAAACTCAGACTTATCTATTCAGCGCCGGGCATAGGAAAAACAAGCACCATTAAATTTTTAGAAGGAAAAACATTAGTAGTTGATATTGATAGGACCACCAGCGTTTTGAAAGGTCAAGAAAATATTGATATAGTCACCGCTGATACAATGACACCATTTATTACTTTTCCACAACTGTTAAAAGAAATTAATGATAGTTATTTAAACAACTATAACAACATTGTAATTGATAACATATCAGAGCTTGAACGTTCTATTTTAGCGCAGCTTGGTAAAGAAGGGAAAAATAATCGTGTTCCATCTATGGCAAATTATCAACAAATGCAATTCATGATGATTGATGCCATAAGATATTTGAAGTCATTTGGTAAAAATATTTTAATTACTGCATGGGAAACATCTGACCAGTGGCAAACGCCAGAAGGACAAATTTACAATCGTTCTTATCCACAGATTTCTAATAAAATATTAACAAACGCGATGGGGCTATGTGATGTAGTAGCAAGATTAATTTACGATTCAGAAGAAGAAAAACGCGGGTTTATTTTACAACCAACCAACGCTGTATTTGCTAAAAATCAAATTGATAGTCGAAAAGGTTGCAAACAAGAAGACCTATTCAAAATCGGTGATATTGATGCTAAAGCTTAGAGAATATCAACAAGAAATTATAAACGATGTAAAGGGGGCTTTTTTACAGGGATATAATAGACCGTGCGTCGTTGCTCCCTGTGGATAGGTGCAGGTAAATCGGTTATTTTATCGGAAATAATTCGTATGACAACACATAATAAAAACCATGTTCTTTTCCTAGTACACCGAAAAGAGTTGATTGACCAAATCAGAAACACACTCATTATGAGTGAAGTGGATATGAGTTTCGTCAAATTGGGTATGGTTCAAACGATAGTTAGACGTCTAAACAAAACTTCGGAGCCTTCGTTAATCATAATTGATGAAAGTCATCATGTGTTAGCAAATAGTTACAAAAAAATAATTCATCACTTTTCTAAAGCGAAGGTCGTTGGATTTACTGCAACGCCAGTGAGGATTAATGGAGGTGGTTTAGGAGATATAAATGACACATTAATCGAAAAAGTTAATGTGAAGTGGTTAATAGAAAATCAGTTTTTAGCACATTATAAATACTATGCTCCTGAAATCGTTCAAACAGAAACATTAAACGTTAAACGAACTGGTGAGTTTGATATGACTGGTCTTGATGATCAATTCAATAAGAAAATGGTTTGGGGCGATGTCATACAGCATTATCAAAAATTAGCTAACGGAGAGCAAGCAATTCTTTATGCTAGTTCGATATATCAAAGCGAAAAAATGGCAGCTAGTTTTAATGCAGTAGGCATTTCATCCGCACATATTGACGGTAAAACACCTAAACTCATTCGAGATGACATCATAAAACGGTTTCGAGAAGGAGAAATAAAGGTCCTTTGCAATCTTGACCTTATTGGCGAAGGCTTTGATGTTCCGGATTGCTCCACGGTGATTATGCTAAGACCTACACAATCATTATCATTGTATATTCAACAATCCATGAGAGGCATGCGTTATAAACATAATAAAACAGCTATCATCATCGACCATGTAGGTAATGTAAAACGTTTCGGTCTGCCAGATATGGAACGAACATGGTCCTTAGCACCTCGTAAAGGAAGTAATGCAACAAAAGCAGAGGCACCTGTGAAAATTTGCAAAGAGTGTTTTATGACAGTTAGCCAGACAGCAAAAAAATGCGAGCATTGTGGACATGAATTCAAAGTGGAAGTAAAACCAATACAAATCGATGAGGGAGCAGAGCTACAAGAAATAACCGAAGCCGTTTTTAAAGTAAATTATAGCAGTCCAGGCGAATGTAAGAATATGAAAGAATTATATGAATATGCAAAAGAACACAATTATAAAAATGGATGGGCATTCCATCAAGGAAAAGCACGAGGATTTATCAAATAAAAAAACGAAAGAAGGAATTTAAAAATGTTTAAAGTAGATCATAATGATGTTTTCACAAATGGAGTAGAAAATGGTACGTACGAGGTTGTTTTATATAATGCAAATGAAGACGCAACAAAAAATGGTGCGGAGTTCATTAATATTGATTTGATTATTCGTAACGATGTAAATCAAAAATTTCAAAATGCGCATATTTTTCACAGAGTATGGAAAGCAAAAGCAACAAATGAATATAGTCAAACGGCATTAAATACGATTGCGAAAGCTATCCAACTTCCAAATGGAAAAGACTATAACACAGTAAATGAACTGCTACAAGACTTGTTGACTAAAACCTGCCAAGTTACAGTGAAAAACGAAGAATCTGAATATAATGGGCAAATTTATAAAAATCTAAATGTAAAAGCATGGGCTGAAAGCAAAATTACTGGACCTCTACAACATGTGTTTAAAAAGAAAGAAAACGAACCAACACCAGTAGTAATAAGTGAAAACGATCTACCGTTCTAAACAATGAGAGGAGCGCACAAACGTGTACGAACAAATTCCAGACGAATTAAAAAACTTAAAACAATGGTGCGCTTTTCAACTTGTTTGGGATGAAGAGCGCGGCAAAAATAAAAAAATTCCAATGAACGCTAATGATGGTTCTTATGGAAATAGTGTAGATGAGCGGACTTGGGCAGATTTTGAAACTGCCCTTGATTCTCTCACTAAATATAAATTTGATGGTTTAGGTTTTTATTTTAAAGCACCTTACTTCGGTGTTGATATAGATGATATTCAAGACGACATTCAAGATTATTTATATGGAAACACGGAAAATATTGCTGCCGAATTCATTCAAACGTTGTCTAGCTATACCGAATACAGTGTGAGTGGGAATGGCATTCATATAATCGCTAAAGGTAATTTCCCAGAAGGTGGACGTCGCAAAGGGAATATCGAGATGTATCCGGATGGTCGATTTTTCGTCATGACCGGTCAAGTTATCAATAATTACAGCAAAGTAAATGAAGCAACGTCTGCTATCCAATATTTGCATACCAAGTACATTGGTGCGAAAGAAATACGACAAGCCAATCACCTGCAGTCAACGGTCGATTTACCAGCAAATGAAATCATCCAACGTGCTACGCAAAGCAAACAAGGATCACAGTTTAAAACGCTTTTTGATGGCTTGTGGGACGGTTTGTATCCGTCGCAGTCCGAAGCAGACTTAGCTTTTGCGAACATGCTTGCATTTTGGACTGGCTGCGATCCGGAAAAAATGGACGAGATATTTCGATCGAGTGGCTTGTATCGGACGAAATGGGATCAAAAACGTGGAGCGCAGTTATATGGGGAAATGGTCATTAACAAAGCGATTGCCAATACATCAGAAGTTTATCAGCCAGGGAGCGATTTAGAAGGTTACTCGATCACTGTGAAAAATCAGAACCGAACTGCTCGTAAAGTTTACGGATTGGATGATACTGGCAACGCCGAACGTTTTCGAGATAAGTTTCATGACATCGTGCGCTACTCGTACATTAATAAAGGATTTTACTACTACGATTCAAAAGTTTGGAAATATGATAATATCGGTGCCGTTAAAACACTTGTTGATGATGTGATCAAAGATATGAAGAGTGAATTTGCTTATATGGAATCAGAATCCGATGCAGAGAAAGCGTTTATGAAACATTTAAAAGCAACGAGGAGTAATAAAGGTAAAACCAATATGCTAAAGGAGGCGCAACACCTAATGCCAGTCCTACCCGAAGAGTTTGATCGGCATAAATATTTTTTGAACACACAGAACGGTTATATCAATCTACAGAGTGGAGAGTTATTAGATCATGACAGACAAAAAATGTTTACAAAAATCAGTAACATTGAATATACCGATAAGATTGATGCACCGCTATGGGAGAATTTTTTAAATGATATTTTTGCGGGCGATCAAGAGTTGATCCACTATATTCAAAAAGCTGTCGGTTATTCATTGTCAGGTTCTACATCAGAACAAGTCATGTTTATTCTTTTTGGAAATGGGCGAAATGGGAAATCTGTTTTTCTTGATATTATCAACGATATTTTCGGATCGTATGCGACAAATATCCAACCACAAACAATCATGGTCAAGCAGCAATCTAGTAATGCAAATAGTGATATCGCTCGTCTACATGGCGCTAGGTTCGTTACAACAACCGAACCGAATGAAGGTGTACGTTTAGACGAAGGACTGGTTAAACAGCTCACAGGTGGCGACAAGGTAACAGCACGACACCTGTATAAGGACGAGTTCGAATTTACACCAGAATTCAAAATATGGATGGCGACCAACCACAAACCGATCATCAGAGGGAGAGACGATGGGATATGGCGAAGATTACACTTAGTGCCGTTTACTGTGAAAATACCCGATGAAAAGGTAGACAAGCAGCTAAAGTATAAACTCCGCAGGGAACTCACTGGCATATTGAATTGGGCAGTTGAAGGATTTTTAAAATGGCAACGAGAAGGATTAGGAATGCCAAAAGCAGTAGAAAAGGCAAGCTCCGAATACAAGTCGGAAATGGACGTTATCACTGCATTTATTGAAGACTGTTGCGAAACAGGCGAGAACAAACAGATCAATGCTAAGACTCTCTACGAAACATATAGAGAGTGGGCAAAAGATAATGGACAGTATCTAATGAGCAGCACGAAGTTTGGGAAGGAAATGGGATTGAAGTTTGAGAAGAAGAGGAGTAACGGACAAACTGCATATAAATGCATAACTTTGAATAAAGAATACAATCCTATGAACAAACCATTCTTTTCAACAAGTTATTAGCAGTGCAGGTTCATCTAAACTTGCACTGTGTGGAATGTATTGCAGCAGAACGAGTTTGACGGTTTTAGTTAGTTGACAGTGCAGGTTTGCGCCAAAATCCATAAACTTCTCTATAAAAATTTTTCCTAGGAAACTTTTCTTATTTTACTACTAACTTGCACTATTAATAAAAAAAGTATTAATAAAGTAAGTGATAGCAATGGATTTGGGACAGTGCAGGTTTGAACCAACTTGCACTAAACTTGCACTGACCTGCACTGTTTTAGCTAATAATTTAGCGATTTTTAATCAACACATAACATATGTTCGTATTTTTGAGGAAGGAGCAATTCCATGACAGCAGAAATGGATATACAGAATTCTATACGTTTAGAACTTTCCCGCCATGGGCATTACGTTTTCCGTGCCAATGTTGGCAAAGTGAAATTACCAAACGGACGAATATTTGATACAGGATTACCGAAAGGTTTTCCAGATTTATTCGGATTTCGCGGAACAGATGGAAAAATGTTTTTTATTGAAGTGAAAAATGAAATCGGGAAGTTAAGGCAAGAGCAGAGAAACTTTCAACAAGCAATGGAAATTACACCTGCTATATGTGGAGTAGCTAGGAGTGTAGAAGAAGCATTGAAGATTGTGGAGGGATTACAATGAAAAGATTTCTTGTTATATGTGGAAATCAAGCAGAAACTAAATATGAATTTGAAGAATTTATACAAAGTAAAGAAAAATATGTTACGAGTGTAAATAATAATGAATTTATTGTTGAATTAGGAAATGAGAAATATATATTTACAGACCTTGGTAATTTAAAGAGTTTCTCAAAATTGAAATTTAATGGTTTTGCATTTGGAAAACTATTATCTAGGAGACATAGTCCTGGAAAAATTGAAATGTTGTTGGATTTTTGGAGGAGATAATTTTGTTTACCCATATTCGAAAATTGATAAGCAAATGGAACGGTAAACAAGATATTTATATTGAACAAATGAGTCGTGAAGGAACAATCCAATTTAACAAGGAGGAGACTATGAAACTATATCATGTTGAAACACAAGAAGACTATGACGCATTGATGGTTAATTTGGAGGAAGAAGGATATAGATGGAATGATAAAGAAAAACCTACAGAATACAATTGTTGGAACATTTTTAAGAAGGAAACTGTAATAGTAATAGAATATGATATTAATTTAGGTTTTGCGTCAAAAGAATATTGTGAAAGAGTATATCCTGATACACCAATCAAAAAATACAAAGCAAAGCAAGATAAAGTTGCAAAGTATAACGCTGCCGCTGCAAATATCGCGAAGGAAATGTCTGCCATCGGAGTATCTATGAAAAACGAAAATAACGACAAAATAAACAATCCTGCACATTACACAGCAGGAGGTATTGAAACGCTTGACTACATTAAAGCAAAAGTAAAGGATTATCCGAGTTATGTTGCTGGGAACATACTTAAATACGTTTCGCGTTATGAACACAAGAACGGCATTGAAGATTTGAAGAAAGCACAGTTTTATTTGAATGATTTAATTAACTGGATGGAGAGTGATTAAATGTCAAAACGATTACGTAAAGCACAATATAAACTTATTGAAGATGAATTAAGATTTTATCATTCTACTAAAAAAGAATTGATGGAAAAGGAAGTTAATGTAACACTGGGCGCTTGGCATAGAGAATACATTGACGAGAACCAAGGTGGTGGCAGTGCGGGGAATATTAGTAATGAAGTGGAAGATCGTGTGATGTTACTGCAAATGGATAAAGAGATAAGTAGATTAAAGAATATTATAAATGCAATTGAGTCTGTGCTTAATAGATTGAATGACGAGGATAAACAATTGATTCAGTTTAGATACTGGGACAGAAGCAAACCAACTTGGGTATGGATTGCCAGTAAGTTGAATATGGACGAGAGTACAGCTAGAAGAAGAAACAAAACAATCATCCTTTCAATAGCTGAAAGATTAGGATATTAAAATATATTGCCCGTTTAACGCCCGTTTTGAACTGTTTTTATGAAGTAAAATGATAGAGTAGAGAAGTGAAGATGATTACAAATAAAATAATATATTAAGTCTGCACTTCACTTCTCATCTATAATCACATGATGATATAGCAGGAGGTTGCTATATTGCCCGGCAGAGGCTTTGTATCTGATCGTTGGTCTTGATGGGAGACGCATCTCATTCCAACCTCACTAGTCCCAACAAGAGACACCTTCTTGTTCAATCTCAATACTCGTGACGGAATAGGTAGACGAAGAACAGGATAGAACTAATGTAGCTAAGGAACGTATGTCTTAGCTTAAAACTCCTGTAAAACAAATTAATTAGTTCATGCAAGGTGCAAATCCTTGCCGAGTATATATTAAACCACACACACCTCTTGACAATGTGGAACGGGTCCTGTATCTAGTGACGGAAATTCATTCCGGATTCGACTGGATGAAATACAAAGTATTGACGAATACCACCGTAGAAGTATTCAGGTCTCATAACTACGGATACATAGAACAATGAAGTCCAGCACATTGCGTGTTGGGCTTTTATATAGGGGTGGATTAATGCTAACACAAGCAGAACGTCATACATTCTATAAGTCAAAGGCATGGGCAAGCATACGTAAAGAAGTATTAAAGCGTGATAACTATGAGTGTCAAGAGTGTAAGAGGCAAGGAAAGGTGTTTACTGATTATCATGACCCAGACAAGCATAAAAGACTTGATGTGGACCATATTAAGGATTTAGAACATCATCCTGAACTTGCGCTTGATATAGACAATCTCACTACTCTATGTGTAAAGTGTCATAACAAAAAACATAATCGCTTTCAATTTAGAAGGAAAATAAATAAATGGGTGAATGATGAACGATGGTGACACCCCCGGGTCAAAGGTTTGCGCTTTAATTTGGCTCTGGGGAACGGTGTGGGGGTCTTCTCCGCAGAAATGTTAAAAAGTCTCATGAAGGAGGGAGGGCTTGAAGTGGAATATAACATAAAGAAGTTAGAAAAAGAATTGTTATCTAAGGTTGATACTACTAGTCAGAAAGAGCTTGAAAAAGTCAATCGCTATATTAATTTAATACGCATATATTATGAGTTAGATAAAAGCATTGAAACAGATGGAGCGGTCGTTGTCACTGAAAACGGCTCGCAAAAATTCACGAAAACTAATCCAGCGATACAAGAAAAAAATCGAATCAACACTTCATTATTATCTATTGAGCGTTCTTTTATATTCAAAGGCGAAAATGATAAACAAGATGGTAGTGACTTGATATGATATCAAATAAACATGTCGATAACTATATACAGTCGTACGAAAGCGGGAAAATACTACTCAATAAAGAACGAATCGATCTAATAAATTACTTACAAGAACATGTTCTTAGTAGAGATGATATATATTTTGATGAGACGCAAATAGAAAATTATATTGCTTTTAGTGAAAAATGGTACTTCCCTTTGGATAACTGGGAAAAGTTTATTGCACCATTTGTTTTTTTATATTTTAAAGAAGACAATGAACTTTTTTATGAAGAGTTCTTCGTAACCCTTGGTCGCGGTGGCGGTAAGAACGGGTTTATAAGTACATTATCAAATTATTTTATAAGCCCGCTGCACGGGATTAACAATTACGATGTTTCAGTAGTGGCGAATTCCGAAGATCAAGCGAAAGTTAGTTTTAAAGAAGTATTTAATACAATAGACGGAAATCCTAAATTGGAAGGCAACTTTGAAGCATGGAAAGCGCAAATTATTGGTAAGGGAACAAATAGTGTTTTCAAATTCCAAACATCAAATGCGAAAACAAAAGACGGCGGTCGCGAAGGCTGCGTTATTTATGATGAAACACACGAGTATGAGGACAGACAAATAATTGATGTATTCTCTGGAGGGCTTGGTAAAGTCGCAAATCCCAGGGAATTTTTTATAGGAACTAATGGTTTTGTGAGAGCAGGATTTTATGACAAGTTAGAAGAACGTAGTAAAGCAATTTTAAGTGGTGAAAATCTCAACGACCGCATGTTTCCTTTTATTTGTAAGCTAGATAATCCAGAGGAAGTCAAGAATGAAGCTATGTGGGAAAAAGCAAATCCTGCTTTTGAAAAGCCATTAAGTCCTCGTTCTAAACGCTTACTAAATAAAGTTAGAAAACAATATGAGGCATTAACGAATAATCCAAGCGGTAGAGAAGCGTTCATGACTAAGCGAATGAACCTTCCAGAAGTAGATTTGGAAAAGGTAGTAGCCCCTTGGGAAGACATTCTCGCAACTAACCGGGAAATGCCAGAACTTCAAAACCGAGCTTGTATTGGTGCATTTGACTATGCAAGCGTTAAGGACTTCGCGGCTGTTGGATTGCTGTTTCGTGTAGGTGACGATTACATTTGGAAAACCCATTCTTTTGCTAGAAAAGGATATTTGGATGTTGCAAACCTTAAACCACCCATCAAAGAATGGGAAAAACAGGGATTACTGACGATTGTAGATGAACCTACAATCGACCCTCGTCATGTGGTCAATTGGTTTGTTGAAATGCGGGAAAGATACGGTATTCAAAAAGTAATTGGAGATAATTTCCGAATGGACCTGATGCGACCATTATTTGAAGCAGAAGGATTCGAACTGGAGATTATTAGAAATCCACGTGCAGCTCATAGTTTGCTAGCTCCGCGAATTGAAACGCTATTTGCTAATCATCGCATTGTATTTGGAGATAATCCATTAATGCGTTGGTATACAAATAATGTTGCAGTGAAAATCAAACCGGATGGAAATAAAGAGTATCTAAAAAAAGACGAGCATAGACGTAAAACTGATGGATTTCAGGCTTTTGTCCATGCTCTTTGGCGTGCGGATGAAATAGAAGATATGGATGTAGAAGAGGTATTGAACATGCTTAACGCGATTGCATTTTAGGAGGTGATAAATTGGGACTCTTTACAGAACTATTTAAAAGAAACAAAGAAATTGAGTGGATGTGGGATTTGGACTTTTTAGAGGACAAAACTACCAAAGTCTACTTAAAGAAAATGGCTTTAAATACATGTGTAAAACATATAGCCAGAACCATTGCAAAATCTGATTTTAGGTTAAAAAACGGGGGAATTAGTGTGCGGGATAAATTGTACTATAAGTTAAACGTTCGCCCAAACACAGATATGAGTTCAAGTACTTTTTGGGAGAATGTTATTTATAAGCTAATCTATGATAATGAGTGCTTAATTGTCCTTTCAGATACAGACGATTTTTTAATTGCTGATAGTTATGTGAGAAAAGAGTTTGCGTTATTTCCAGACATTTTCGAAGGAGTTACAGTGAAAAATTATTGTTACGAGCGAAAGTTCAGCATGGATGATGTTATTTTCTTAGAATATGGAAATGAACGATTGTCAGCATTCACGGATGGGATGTTCGAGGATTATGGAGAGTTGTTTGGGAAAATGATTCGCGCACAAATGCGCAACTTTCAAATTCGTGGAGCTGTGAATTTCAAAATGGCTGGTGTAGCAGATAAAGATAAACAAACAAAACTGCAAGAGTACATTGACAAAGTTTATGCGTCGTTTAACAACAATGAAATTGCGATTGTTCCTCAATTGGAAGGCTTCAATTATGAAGAATTTGGAACAACGAGTGCAAACAGTAGTCAAAACTTTGATGAAGTTAAAAAGCTCCGAAAGGAAATGATTGATTATTTGGCAAGTGTTCTCGGCATTCCTTCTGCTTTGTTGCATGGTGACATGGCAGATTTGAGTAACAATATGAAAGCTTATATGGAATATTGTATTGATCCACTCACTAAAAAGCTAGAAGATGAATTAAACGCTAAATTATTTACTCCCAACGAGTTTTTAGCAGGTGAACATATCAAAATCATACACAAAAAAGACATTATAGAAAATGCAGAAGCTGTAGATAAGTTGGTTGCCTCTGGTTCATTTAATCGTAATGAAGTTCGAGAATTATTGGGCGCTGAACGAGTAGATAATCCGGAATTAGATAAATATTTAATTACTAAAAACTATCAGTCAGCTGATGAAGGAGGTGAGAATGAATGAAGTTGGAGATTAAAGGAACGATTATTTCAAATAATCAAAAATGGATTTATGACATGCTTGATATGGAAAGTACTAGCCCAAGAGACATCGTTTTACCAGAAAACAATGAACCGATTGATGTGATTATCAATTCTGGCGGTGGTGATGTATATGCTGGTAGTGAAATTTATACTACATTGAAAGGATATAACGGAACTGTAAATGTGAAAGTTGTAGGTATAGCTGCTAGTGCGGCTTCGGTCATTGCGATGGCAGGAGATAAAGTGGAAATTAGTCCCACAGCCCAAATTATGGTGCATAATGTCGCTTCCGGAGTGTTTGGGGATTATCGAGATCTTGAACATGAAGCAAAAGTTTCAAAAGGTTTCAATGTATCTGTGGCAAATGCGTACATGGACAAGACTGGAAAGAACATGGACGAACTATTAAACCTAATGGGCGAAACTACTTGGTTTAACGCACAACAAGCAGTAGAATCTGGCTTTGCTGATGAAGTAATGTTTTCTAATGAAAAAGCACCGCAGTTAGTTGCCAGTCTCTCGCCGGTAATCCCACAGGATGCAATTGAAAAAATCATAAATAATATAAAACCGCCGCAGTTAGATATCGATGTAATTGTAGGAAAAGTAATAAATCAGTTAGAACAATCAAATGATAAAGAAGAGAAACCGAAAAAGGAAAATACACATCCTTTCAAACGGTTTCTTTTTTAATACCCAAAAAAAATAGGAGGAAATAAATTATGACTATCAAATTAAAAAACAACCTTGTAAATTACGAGGAAAAACGAACAGCTTTTGTCAATGCTATTAAAAACGAAGAGACACAAGAAACTCAAAACAAGGCTTACGTGGAAATGGTAGATGCAATGGCTGCTGATATTATGGATCAAGCCAAAAAAGAAGCGCGTCAAGAGGCGGACCAGTATATTTCAGCTAGCCGAACAGACAAAAATATCACGAATGAAGAAATTAAATTCTTCAATGATATTAATAAAGAAGTTGGTTACAAAGAAGAAACATTGCTACCACAAACAGTAGTTGATGAAATCTTTGAAGATTTAACAACTGAACATCCTTTCCTTGCATCTATTGGAATGCGCACGACTGGTTTACGTACTAAGTTCTTAAAATCCGAAACTAGTGGGCTTGCTGTATGGGGCAAAATCTTTGGTGAAATCAAAGGACAATTGGATGCTACATTCAGTGAAGAAGAATCTATTCAGAATAAATTAACCGCTTTTGTAGTAGTTCCCAAAGACCTTGAAAATTTTGGACCTGTATGGGTGAAACGTTTTGTAGTTACTCAAATTGAAGAAGCGTTCGCAGTAGCGTTAGAAAGCGCGTTTATTATTGGTGATGGTAAAGATAAGCCTGTTGGTCTAACTCGCAAAGTTGGAAAAGGAACTAACGTAGTAGATGGTGTATATCCAGAAAAAGTTGCATCTGGAACACTGACATTTGCTAGCTCTAAGGTAACTGTTAATGAATTAACAGATGTATATAAATATCATTCCGTAAAAGAAAATGGCAAGCCGCTAAATGTAGCTGGTGAAGTTACGTTGCTAGTCAATCCTACAGATGCTTGGGACGTTAAAAAACAGTACACAAGCTTAAATGCAAACGGTGTGTATGTGACTGCTTTGCCTTACAATTTAAATATCATTGAATCATTATTCGTTCCAGAAAAGAAAGCTATTTCTTATGTTGCAAAACGTTATGATGCACTTGTTGGTGGAGCATTGAATATTTCTACTTTTGACCAAACGCTTGCATTTGAAGATCTTAACTTATATGCTGCAAAACAATTTGCGTATGGTAAAGCCAAAGACGAAAAAGCTGCCGCTGTGTGGACATTAAATATCAAACCAACAGATCAAACTCCGGAAGGGTGATTGTAAATGGCTAAATTTGAAGTATTAAAGAAATTCAAAGACAAAGAAACAAAAGAAGTATATGAAAAAGGAACTGAAATTGAATTGACTGTAAAACGTGCAGATGAAGTCGCTGACAATTTGGGAGCTTCTTTTTTAAAACGATTGGATGAACCAAAAAAAGATAAAAAAAAGTAGGTGCTGTACATGGAAGTATCAGATGACCTTCTTAAAAAATTTAAAGAGCGTATGCACATTTCTCACAATAGCGAAGATAGCAATTTAAAAGAGTTGCTATCTTTTTCTATTGCTGATTTACAAGAAAAATGCGGGCTGTTTAATGTAGATGAACATGTTAGGGCAAGAGAATTGGTCATTGATCGTACTAGATATGCGTATAATGATTCGATAGAATTCTTCAACGAAAACTTTCAATCACAAATAACTAGCTTAGGCTTCTCTCTCTATGCAGATGAAAGTGGTGAATCTGATGAAGTTTCAGTTTAAACCTCAAAAAGTTCAGAGTGGCGATTTACGTACTCCGGTTGTTTTTTTTGAATACCAACCAGTAAATAGTCCTGAGCCAGGTGAAGTAGAAAAAGTAACTCTTTTTGAATGCTTTGCAGAAGTCTATAAACCATCCATGAAAGATTTAGAAATTTTACATGGCACGGGAACAAAAGAAGCTGTCACAATTAATATTCGAGATACTAAAGGTGAGTATACGGTCAGTAACAAACATTATGTAGAAATATTAGATTATCGCTATTTAGGCAAAAGATTTAATGTTATTGATGTTAGCCCAGACTTGCAAAGTAATAGCTTTGTAAATGTGCTTCTGGGGGTTCAAACATGAGTGTAGAAGTTACTGGAGTAGAAGAGTTGGAAAGGCAGTTAGTTAGTATATTTGGACGAGAAAACTTGCCACAATTAGTAGACCCTGCTCTAATTGCAGGCGCAGCCCTTGTTGCAAAAACGCTTAAAAGTGAATTTGTTCAATTTAAAGACACAGGTGCATCGATTGATGAGATTAATATAGAAAAACCTGTGTATGACAAAGGGGTCAGAAGTATAAAGATTAACTGGAGAGGTCCTAAAGACAGGTACAAAATAATTCATCTCAACGAATATGGTTACACAAGGAATGGTAAAAAAATCACACCAGCAGGAACAGGTAGTGTTGCCAGGTCAATAAGAATATCTGAAAGAGCTTACAGGGCAATTGTACAGAAGAAAATAGGTGATAAATTATGATTGATATTTTGAACATCATATATACGACATTAAGTAAAAACGATATCATTCACACTACTTGCGAAGAGAGAATTAAATATTATGATTTTCCAAGCACGGGTGATTCTAACAAAACTTTCTTGTTAATCATTCCTTTGGATGTTCCAGTACCTACGAATTTTTCTAGTAATGAGTCAACATGGGAAGATTTTTTAGTACAAATCGATGTACAATCTGACAATAGATTGACAGCTAAACAAATACAAGAAGAAGTTAGAAAAGAAATGAAACGAATAGGTTTTGGGCAACTCGCTGGTGGATTAGATGAATATTTCCCAGAAACAGGGCGGTTTGTAGATGCACGAAAATACAGTGGATTGCCATACAAGCTATATCAATAAAAATAATAGGAGTGAAATAAATGATTACAACAATCGGATTTGAAAAAGCGACTTTCGGTATTTTTGATGAAAAAGACGAAAAAGTAACAAAAAAAGTAGAAGTAAATGGTAAGAATAAAAAAGGTGGTACGGTTGAAGCGGATATTTCTGGTCTTGATGCGGAAGCTATTAAAGTTTTTGCATCCAATGGTCCGTACTACATTTCCAAAAAAGGTTCTGGCGATGTTAAGCAAACGATTGGTATTATGGAACTACCTTTCGAATTAGGACAAGCGTTGTTAGGCCGTCAAAAGAATGCAGATGGTATTGTAACTGTAGGGAAAAACACTGCTCCACCATATGCATCTTGCGTGATGGAAAGTGAAACATTGCGAGGGGAACCGGTATTCTTTGCTTTACTAAAAGGAAAATATGGACAAGATGACGTTAAATTAAACACATCTGAGGATAAACCAAAGGAACCAGAGGCAACTAGTCTCACTGGAGAATTTGTTTATAATGACGCTGGGGACGTTTTTGCTATGGCTGTGGGCGAAGAATTCCGAGATAAAATTTATAAAATGGCTTTTCCTGGTTTTGTTGAAACACCAGCAGTACCCGAAGGATAAAATATTTTAAGAGTAGGTGAACTCCTACTCTTTTTTTATTGACAAAAATTATAAAAAAGGTGGAGAAAACATGATTAAATTAGAAATTTTTAACAAAGAAACAAAAAAGAAAGAGCTTTACGAGAGAGGAGATACCTCTGTAATTGAATTAGAAGACTACTGGAAAATGCAAGAAAAAATTAGAGAATACATTAACACTTCTGATGATCCTAAAAAAACGATGATTCTAGAAATGCAGTTGAAATTCATAGTTAAATTATTTAACGACAAGGATTTGAGTGTGGATTTTCTTAAAAAAAATATTCCTTCCAAAAAATTAAACGATACTTTGGTGTCTGTCTTTCGAGAAATTTCACCAGAAGAGTATGATGTTGAAGATGACGAAGGCGAAGAAGCAAAGTAATAACGCTTACCGAGTTTTTGTCCGATCTCGATGCAATTAGGCGTTACTGCATGAAAGAGTATGGCTGGACAATTCGAGAAACGGACGATCAAGAATACAAAAAGTTATGTCGTCTGATAATCGAAAAAGAAGAAGCAAAATCAGAAAATAACAAAGTTTCACTTGTTGACTTTGTATCACAATATCAAGATGTCAATCGAGGAAGGGGGTAAATAATGAATAAACTTCAAGGATTGTCGATTAACCTAGACCTAGATGCTACTAGAGTGGACGAGGGAATGAAAGGGTTGAAAAGGACCCTCGGTTCTGTGAATAGCGAAATGAAAGCAAATCTTTCGGCATTTGGCAAAGGAGAAAAAACCTTATCTCGATATGAAACAGAACTGGATGGACTTAATAAAAAGTTATCTGTTCAAAGCAAAATGGTTTCTCAAACTAAAAACGATTTTAAAGATTTAGAAAAACGAAATGCTTCTTTAAATGGAGAGTTGAAAGAGTCTAATAAAACGTTGACTGAGTCAAAAAAACGTTTTGAACAGCTTTCTAAATCTGGTAATGCAACTGAAAAAGAATTAAAAGAAGCGGAAAAAGAAGTCAACTCAAATCAAAAAGCGTATAACAAACTTAACAAAGAACTACAACAAATGCCAAAAGCTTTATCAGCTGGACAAAAAGCAGTAAACAATGAAGTTGCAAATTACAATAATTTGCAAAGAAAGATTGATACTACGACAGAATCTTATAAGAAATTCAAGAGAGAGCAAGCTGTTAAAAGTTCACCGTGGGGGACGGTGACTCAAGATTTAGACAAGTATCAAAAAAAGTTAAATGAAACAGGTGATAAGCTTGTCGCCTTCGGGAAAAAAGGAAGTTTGTATATGGCTCCAGTTGCGCTTGGTTTAGGTTTTGCTACCAAAAAAGCGGCTGATTTTGAACAACAAATGTCAAATACTCTTTCTGTTATGTCCCCTGGCGAGGTAAATCAATATAAAGATGCATTAAGAGAACTCGCTATTCAACAAGGTGCAGATACGAAATACTCCGCCTTAGAAGCCGCGCAGGCACAAGAAGAACTTTTAAAGGCAGGTCTTTCAGTAAAAGATGTTATCAATGGTGGGCTTTCAGGTGCGCTTTCATTAGCAACAGCGGGTGAGTTAGATTTAGCTTCAGCGGCAGAAATCGCGGCTACAGTTTTAAACGCATTTAAGGATGATAATTTAAGCGTGGCGGATGCGGCAAACATTCTAGCTGGTGCGGCAAATGCTTCTGCCACTGGTGTAGAAGAAATGAAGATGTCTTTACAACAAGTTTCTGCTGTTGCGAGTGGCGTTGGTCTGTCATTTGATGATACATCTACAATGTTAGCAGTATTCGCACAAAATGGTTTAAAAGGTTCCGATGCGGGGACCTCTCTCAAAACTATGCTACAAAGATTACACCCTACAACAAAGGCAGCATGGGAACAATTTGATGCTCTAGGTTTAAGCATTGTGGACAACGAAACTGCCATGAAAGTATTGCAAGAAAATGGTGTAAAACCGCTTTCTAACGATACAGATAAATTAATGGGACAAATTCAAGATTTAGCTAAAAGTTTAGCAGGTCCAAAGGCAAGCGCTTCTAAAGTTAACAAAGAATTTGAAGAATTAACAGTTGCTACTGGAGCGGTTCACTCCGCGTTTTACGATACAAATGGGGAATTGAAATCAGCAGAAGAAATATCTGGTTTATTGCAAAGTAGTCTAAAAGACTTAAATTCTGAACAGCGTAGTGCGGCGCTAGGTGCTATGTTTGGCTCCGATGCAGTTCGTGCTGGGAATATTGCTTATCGTGAAGGCGCAGAAGGAATAAAAAAAATGCGCACTGAAATGGGTAAAGTAACTGCAGACGATGTAGCTAAAATGAAAATGGATAATTTGAAAGGTACTATTGAAGAAATTTCTGGTGCAATTGAAACTTTTGCAATAAGCATAGGAACATCATTGACACCGGTATTACGTAGTCTAGGAAAGTATATTCAACAAGCAGCTGATTGGTTTAATGGATTGAATGATAGTACTAAAACGGTTATCTCCACAGCAGGTGTAGTTGCGGTAGCGATTCCGGTGGCTGGACTAGCATTTGGATTTATTGCAAAAGGAGCAGCAGCTGCTATCTCACCTGTAAAGAAACTAACAGCCGCGTTAGCAGAAAACTCGGTCGCTGCCGGAACTAATGCTGCGACTACGCAACTTGCTGGAAATGCTTTGCCAGTCGGTGGAGGAAAAGGTAAAGGTTTCTTAGGTAAAGCTGGCTCATTTTTTAAAGGAAGCAAAGGAGCAAAAGCATTATCTACAGGTGATATGGCAGGCGATATTGCGAGTTATAGCAAATTCGGAAAAATTGGGGCTGGTTTGAAAGGCGTTGGAAAGGCATTACCTGGTCTAGGGATTGCATTATCTGCAACACAACTTATTGGTATTAACAAGAAAAATGCTGGCGATAAAGCTGGTAGCGCTGGTGGGAGCTTAGCTGGCGGGGCAGCAGGAGCCGCTATAGGAACAGCAATTGCCCCTGGAATCGGAACCGCGATAGGTGCGGCAGTTGGAGGTATTGCTGGTACTAAATTTGGGCAGGCGTTTGGTAAAAAAATACAGAAGGAAATACCTGAATATAAAGCTAAATTCGATTTAATTTGGGAGGCACTTTCATTCTCAGCAAAAGAACATCCTATTTTATTGAATCCGGTTAATCAAATTAACGATCAAATTAAAATGGCGAAAGCAGGATATGCGGCTATAAAAGATGTGTTTGCTAATCCTTTGAAAACGGATATTTCCGGAAAAGGTATTAGTAAAGATACAGCAAAAAATGTAAATTCTTATAAAACTATGTCTCAAAACGCAATCTCTGAATTGAAGTATTTAGAAATGTCTGGGGATGTAATCACTAAATCAACATCTGCTAAAATTAGCAAAAATTATAATGGGATGGTTGTACTAGTCGAGAAATCCTTTGAGAAGACTAAGAAAAGTACTGATAAGAATTTAAATACTTTGTCAAAGAATAGCATGTTATCAGAAGCAGACATAAAAGCGGTTAAAGAGAAGCAAGCAAAAATACAAAAATTGTCATTAGATGAAGTGAAGAAAAACAACGAAAAAATCCAGAAATTAAATAAAGACATGGCGGCCAAAAATGCAGATATTACTAAAAAGGAAAAAGCGGATATAAAAGCTATTAACGACAAAGCGGCAAAAGAAGGCAGAGTTTTAACCGCTTCAGAGGAACAGCAAATTACGAGCATCAAACGTAATGCTGCAAATCAACGAAAAGCTAGTAATCAAAGTTATAGCAATCAAATTCAAACAATTGCTAAAAAACAAGAAACAGCAGTGGTTAGTACGTTATCCAAATCAGCAAAAGAACAAAAATTAATTCTAGGCAAGTTAAAGGACAGTAGCGGTAAATTGAGCGCAGAACAAGCTTCTAAAGTTGTAAAGGAATCAAAACGTTCTAAAGACGGCGCTGTAAAAGAAGCAAATAAAAAATACAAAGAAGTTGTTGCTGCTGCTGACAAAGAATATTATGTGAATGGAACTATTACGAAAAAGCAACATGATGACATTGTAAAAAAAGCAAAAAGCCAAAAAAACAAATCAGTAAGTGAAGCAAAAAAAATGCATAATGGCGTTGTTGATCAAGCAAAAAAACAAGCCTCTGGTCACCTGAAACAAGTAGATTGGGAAACTGGAGAGTCTTTGTCCAAATGGGATAACTTCAAAGCAGGTTTAGCTAAAGTAATTAACTCTGTCACAGGTGGAATAAATAAAGTATTAAAATTCTTTAGTTTACCTACCATCGAGCCATGGAAACCAGCAGGTTACAACAATAACACTAAAACTTCAAAATCATCTAGCAAAAAAAGAACGTCGTATGGTAGTCAACTTGCAATGGATTATACAGGTTCTAACAATGCATCTGGACAAATCATGGCTGGTGAAGAAGGTTTTGAAATTGCCTACAATAAGCGTCAAGCTCAAGCACAAATTTTAGGTGCAAATGGCGCAGAAATTACACATGTTGCACCAGGTACTAAAATTTTGAATCATGCAGATTCGAAAAAAGTCATGCAAGGCGGACTTGGTAAAACATTGCCTGGCTTTGCGAATGGGAATTCATCCATTAATGATTTTTTAAGTGACGCATGGGATGGAACAAAAGCTGTAGCTGGGAAAGTAGTTGATTTTTCTAAAAAAGCATTCGATTGGGCAGCGCATCCTATCAAAAATTTAAATAAACTTTTTGGTGGTTTATCTGCAGGCGTGAAAATGGGGAACGATGGAAATTTAGGTTCCGATGTGCTGAACTATTTGAAAAACAGTATCGGTTCACCTCTAGAAAAAATGCTGTCTGGTTTTAAAGAAACTGCGCCAGTGGCAGGACCGGCTGGGAAAGGTGCTTCGGCGTGGTCTAGTGTTATTAAGAAAGCGGCTCTAGCCATGAAAGTGGATTTGTCCGGTAGTGAATTAAAAGGCATTATTGCACAAATTCATCGTGAATCTGGCGGGAATGAAAAAATAACTCAGTCATCTGCTGTTGTGGATGTTAATACATTATCAGGTAATCCAGCCAAAGGATTGCTTCAATATATCCCACAGACATTCAATGCATATAGAATGAAAGGGCATAACAATATATTTTCTGGTTATGACCAGTTACTGGCATTCTTCAACAACTCGTCATGGAGAAACGATTTACCTTATGGTAAACGAGGTTGGGGACCACGAGGACATCGTAGATTTGCTAATGGTGGTTTTGTAAACAAAAATGAAATGATAGAAGTTGCTGAGAGCAATAAGCCAGAAGTAGTCATACCGCTTACTCGGAAAAATCGAGCAGTTCAATTAATCAAAAAAACAAAAGAAATCATTGGAATGAACGATGGAGGAAGTGTTGTTGTCAATAGTCCTGACAATTCTGACATGATTTTATTGCTTCAACAGCAGAATCAGATTTTAATGCAACTACTTCAAAAAAATAGTGACGTATACATGGACACAAATAAGGTCGGAAGTTTAGTGGAACCTGCAATTACAAAAACGCAGAACAATCGTATAAGTAGAAAAGACCGAGTTCAGGGGGTTAGAACGACGTGACTAAAATAGGATTTACGTATGCTGGAATCCATAGCAATGACATTCCAGCAGTTGTTAATAGTATCAAAAGAAATGCAATCAATATTACTGAGAATATCCAAGAAGTACCTGCCAAAATCGGTGGGTACTTTTTTGGAAATTCCATAGGTACTAGAAGCTTTGACATTAATATTACGCTTATGGGAAAATCAGAAACTGAACGAGTGGAAATAGCACACGATCTTAATAATTTAATCATTCAAACTAATAGTTTTGAAAGCGAAATAATCTTTGATGATGAACCGGAATGGATTTATTACGGTCATTTTGCCCAAATGGCAGAGTTAACAGAATTACAGACAGATAATTATACAACAACCATTACATTTATATGTAGTGATCCTCGTGGATATGGAGAACAACAAGAAATTAGTTTACCAGAAAGCCCGGCTATAATCGAAGTGGCGGGTTCACAATCAACAAGTCCAATTATTCATGCGATAGCAACCGACGATTTAACTAGTCTATCATTTGCAACAGATGATGATTATATATTTCTAGGGGCTGATATTGACCCCGATACAGGACAAACAGCTGTGAAAATGTATGAGAACGTGTTGTCCGATAGAGCAAATGACATGACTTTGTGGGATGGTATTGGGCAAAGTAATATTACTTGGGAGCTAGAAAATGGTAAGCCTGCGAAAACAAGTTCATTTAAACAAACTATAAACACCATTCGTGTAAATTCCTATGGTGAAAAAACAGAAACCGCGCCTTACAAATCATGGAGAGGTCCTGTAATGAAACGAATGTTGACGTCAGAATTAGACAATTGGAAAGTCACCGCTCGATTGGCAAATATTACTCAAAAATATCCACGCGCTAGAACAAAAATAGAATTGTATTTATTAGACAAAGATAGCAAACGCATTGGTAAATTTATGATTAAAGATGCCCAAAATGGGAGAGCTATGAATTTGGGACTAGAGATTGGGAGAACAACGAAAGATAGATACCTTTTTGCTGCAACTGAGGGGAAAGTAGTTAAGAAAAAGAATACGAAAGTGGTTTATTCAAAAAAAGTACAACAAACAGTGAAGTATACAGAAAAAGGTAAAACAAAGACTAAGCAAGTTTGGAAAACAATAAACACGACGTATGAAGTCGGAAATAACTATAATGAATTTTCAGATGCGTACTTTAATCTATCTATTGAAAAGCGTGGACAGTTGTTTATTGCGGAAATAGTTAAATTGAACGACAAAGGTAGTCAAGCTTGGAAACGAACCTACAAATGGAAAGACTCAAATAACAAATTTGCTACTAAGTTAGCAGGCATCGGAATTTACATGGCCAAAATGGATATTCCAGAAGATTTTAATAATCAAACTTACAAAGACAATGATGTTGTTTTTTGCGACTTGGTTGTACAAAAAGTTAATCCAGAAGCAGATGTTAAAAATAATCCAGAGGTTATTATCCATAAAGGTGATGAGATTATGATTGATTGTGAAGCTGGGGTCATAATGAAAAACGGTTCAGTGTTCATGGAAAATTTAGCAATTGGAAGTTCATTTCCTTCGTTTTTTGGTGGCTATCAAACTCCAGTGGCTTTCAGCGAAGGAGCGGAGTGGTCTATTGAATATAGACCAACGACTTATTGAGGAAGGAGGGGAAATATGTTAACTGTATTGAACAGACAAAGAATTACTGTAGGCGTGTTATCAAATGACATGCCTTTTTCGTGTCCTTTTTGGGATGATGAGAGAAATGAGAAACTTGAAAACTTTGATGACACATACACCGTTACCATCCCCGCAGAACATGAAATGGCTGAACATATTCACGAAGGTAATTATATTTTGTTTGAAGACGAACAAGCTAAGTTACGATTATTTCGTATTTATGAAGCTGAGAACGGGTTAAATATGCAAGGACGATACATTAAAGCCACAGCAGAAAATGCATTTATTTATGATTTAAATGCAACAATTATATCTAATAAAGTGCTAACTGATATAAGAGCAGACATGGCACTTGAATACATTTTACAACAGACAGGCTGGTCAATTGGTAAAAGAGAATTTGTTGGGCAAATACGTACTATTGAATTTGCAGACAATATAACTGCGCAAGCTGGATTACAACAAGTTATTTCAGAGTATAAAGCAGAAATTGATGCTTACGTGGAGAGCTTTGGCGGTCAAATCATTAATTATAAATTTGATTTAGTTGACGAACGAGGCAACAATACTGCGAAACGATTTGAGTACGCAAGAGACATTCAAGGTCTTAAACGAATTACAACTGATAAAACGATGTACACTGCTCTCATTCCGATTGGGAAAGATGGGCTGACAATTAAATCAGTAAACGATGGTTTAAATTACATTTATGATGATGAAGCGAACTGGTTGTATAACGATGGCAGAGAATATTTAAAAGGGGTCATAACAAAAGATACAATAACAAATGCGCAAGCTTTAAAAGATTGGGCGCAACTGGAGCTTGAAAAAGTTAATCATCCTTTATCCACGTATGAGGTAGACGTGATATTACTAGCAGAAATGTTAGGGTATGAGCCACACCAAGTCACACTTGGAGACACAGTGAGAGTAGTCGATTTGGATATGGATATAACTTTATCTGCAAGAATCATAGAAAAGACAACTTCTTTTAGTGATCCGTCTAAAAACAAGGTTGTACTTGGTGATTATATCGAATTGGAAAACGTCACACCGCTGGCTATTTGGGAACTTCAAGCGCAAATTGAAGAAGCTAAAAAACAAATAGAAGAAACGAAGACGTGGAAAGTAGAATTATTTAGCACTAGTGGTTCTACTTTTAAAAATAATGTCGGCACTACACAACTTATTGCAAGAGTTTATGATGGAAAAACAAACATAACGAATAGTATTGAGCGTGGTGATTTTATTTGGGAGAAGATAAACAATGACGGTACACACGACTTAGTCTGGGAAGACGCACAGATAGGCGTAGGTAATGTTGTTAATATCTCTGGAGAAGACGTTTTTATCAATGCAACTATTAGATGCTCGGTTAATCAAGGAAGTGAAGCTAGTATTCTTATGATTAATGAAGGGCAAGGTTACCTGTTTGCAGAACTGCCACGTGAATTTCCCGCGGGGGTAGAAGTGAATTTATCGGTTATGCAATGTGCGCAAATAGATGTGCAAAATGGCTATATTTACTGGTCACAAGAATATTACGGAAGTAAAAAAAGTAAAGTCGGTGGGCAACAATCTTATAACATTTATAGAACTACACTCGATGGTACTTTTGTCGATATGATGTGGGTTCTCGGTGGAGGACATGGAACAATGTTTGGTGTGGACACTTCGTCCGGTGAAGCATATATCTGGTCTTATTATGTAACACCATTGCCACAGGCAGAGAAGGCGATAGCAATGTTTAAATATGTCCCTTTTAAAGAACAGTTTTATGATGACTCAATGGCATTTAAACTTGAAGCGCCTGACGGATTCCGCGTGACATACGACCAAACAAGCGACTACGTAGTTATGAGTCCAGGAGTTTCAAATTTAACAATTAATGTTTGTAAAAAGTCTGATTTATTTTCCGGGAGAATAGCCCCTCTGTATACATTTCGGACAAAAGATTGCGGATTTACAACTACTTTATATACATTGCAAGGAATGCATGTAATGTTTCCATATGCGTATTTGTCAGCAGGAGGGAGTTTTACAGGCACTGATAAAAACCAACTTTGGTGCTGGAATATGGTAAGCAATAGTTTAGTTTATCATCATGTTTTTCAACAAAAATACTATCCTGCACAAGGCTCAACTAATGAGTGCGAAGGGGCTTATCCATTTCTTGATGCAAATGGAAAGAGAATGATGCAATTAAATTTAGGGCAAGGTGATGGAGGTAAAAGATATAACCGAATTTATGTTATGCCCGAAGAAAGGATGATGGATGATGACAATTAGAGCAGCTGCAGAAATAACACTAACGGATATTAATGATGCAATAGTAGCTGGTGAAGCGCCGTTAAACCCAACCACCGACTTATTGTGGATGGATAGTAGTGTGACACCAAATGTTTTGAGAAGGTGGGATGGAGAAAAATGGGTGAGTCAAACATTAGATATTAAGGAAGCAGATCCAGAAATTAACGAAAAAATAGAAGAGGCGATTACCGTTGCGAACAATGCATTGATTGAATCAGTTAGTAATCATAAACCGGTTTTTGATAAAACTCAACCAAGCGCTCCAGTCGAAGGTGACACATGGTTTAAAATAGACGAAAACACTAAAACAATTGTTGGTGTTTTTACTTGGAACGGGAATAGTTGGGTAGAATTACCTTTGGATTACAACGCATTGCGTGTGGGTAAACTTTCAGCTATCACTGCCGAGCTTGGCGATGTGAAAAGTGGTAGCATTACTGGTGCAGAATTTATTCATAACATAAATTACAAAGATAGCGACGATAATCTTTACACTGGAATTGTTAAAATGAATGATGATGGGTTCAATTCAACTTCGTATTTGCCTACAGGTATTGGATCGGCAGTATTAGAAAGTATCATCAGCACACTAGGTGGATACAAAGTAGCGCAGAAACTAATCGATGTTGCCGGGGAAAGCAGCCTAGGGAATTCTATTTTAACTAGTAAATCTCTGCAGTTTAATGAGAATGGGAATATTAAGCTTTCTATTGATGCAGATTCGTTTTATAACACAAGTT